CACGGCTTGAAAAACTTGAATTTCTTTGGGCCTTGTATTCTGCGGTATGTTGTACCCAACCTAGTCAGCGATTCGTCGCCGTTGTGTCGTACTGGCAGCGACTTTTCTATGGCGTTGAACAGTTGCTTTCTCCACTTTTGAGCAATAAAGTGTAGGTTGATGCCTTCAAAGCCGTCACGGTGAACTTCTGTGATGATTACCAAAGGAAACACATCGTATGCCACATTTGAATTCAAGAACCGTTGGTCTTGTGGTTTATATTTGAAAAACACCATTTGACCCGGCAGAAACCGAGACGGCATGTGTAGTTCGTTCTCGTCTGCCAAATAGTGCAGCAGTTTTATGTACGACTGGTCTGTGCCACCAAGCCCTGCCACCGTCTCTGATAGCAGTTCTTTTAGTTCTGCTGATTGTTTTGTGTTTTGGTTGGTCATTTCTTGTGTCGGAACAAGTCGTCTTCTGTGAGTACTTTGAATTCCCACCCACGATTAGTCGCTGCTTCTTTGGCGGCTTTCCATTTGGCACAGTTGGTGATCCAAGTTTGGGCTTCGTACAGGTAGTTTCGTGACTGCTTTTTTGGTTTCTTGGGTTCAGAACACTGCTTTTTGGGTTTTACCTCAATCAGCATAGTCTTGATTCCACCGTCTACAGTTTTCATCTCTACTATGAAATCCACAAAGTAGCGGTGTGGTTTGCGATCTAGTGGGCTGATGTACGGTATGATCACTTCTTCTGACCCCCAACGCACCACAGTTTCGCTCAAGTCGCAGTATTTCATAAATCGGCGTTCCCACATGGAGCGATACACGATTTGAGTGGGGTTGCCCATGTACTTGGACGGGTTGGTTGGCTTAAAATATCCTTTGTAGGGCATATAGATATGTAGAACAGACCCAAGAGGAAATACTTAAATGGCATTACCACCTATCACTGGTCAAGGAATCGGCTCCCTCATAAAGCCACAAGAGGCATTGGAATCCGATTACACATTTGCAACAAACCGCCCGCAGAGTGGAAATATCATTCGTGATGAATTGGTGGCTTCGCAAGGTAATGATCCAACAATCAATAAACTAGAGTCATTTCAGCCGTCCAAGCGTGGTTCACGGGAAAAGCCTCTAATTATGAAATATCCTGTTGATATGGGGCGTGGAGAAATTCCCCATGTCATGCAGTTCAAGGCATTTTGGAGATGGGAAAACCCTGAATTCAGACAAGCAGCCGAAAAACTTAAAGCAGAATCAGAGAACACTATTAACGAGTTGGTTGATGCTACCAATCTAGTGAACGACGGAAACTTTAATGTTGCGTCATTGTCACAGCAGGGTGGATTGATTTCTACAAACGAATATGCGAACGCACACAAATTGCTAATGGATCCGGCTTTTGCGAATCCGTCAAATCCGTCAAATGATAATACACTAACGGATATGCTTTCCAATCCAGAAACCCGCGAAGAAGCACGCCGACAGATGGAGCGTAATGTGCGTAGTGCAACTGATCGGGTTGAAAGTATTCAACAAGACTTTGGAAATTCCAAAGAAGCACGATTGGGTGCAACTGAAATCAGCAAAGATCCTGATTTCTTGGGAAACCGATTCAACAAACAGTTGTCTGGTGGTGCTCTAGGAGCAGTAAATTCTTTTTTGGCTATGGCAGGATTACAACAGCGCGATCCACAATACGATCAAATGGTTTCCATTTATCTTCCTGTTTGTACTCGTATAAACGGAGAAGATGCGTTTAGTTACACCGATGCAAACATGGCAATTGCAACTGGTGCTGCTGCTGCCTTCAATTCTCTGTTTAGCAGCGCATCTTTAGGAGATAAATTAATAGAAGGTGCAAAACTAGCAGCCGTTGCTGCTGCCACTAATTCTGCAAACGGAACACCGTTGGCTGGTGTGGTTCCTGCTGTTACTGGATTGGTGCTGAATCCCCGAATAGAAAAAATGTTCAGCCAAAAAGAAATTCGTAATTTTAGTTTTTCGTGGGAACTGTATCCCCGCAACCAAGACGAAGTAAACACCATCAAGAATATCATAGACACTTTCCGATACCATTCACATCCATCCCGAACAAGCGAAGGCGGAAACGAACTAGATCCTCAAATCATGCTTCGCGTTCCTGCCGAATTCACAATCAAGTTCTTGTCTGCAAGCGGAACACGCGGAGAAAACGGATTCGTGGAAAACGAATACATTCCCAAGATTTCTAGGTGTGTGCTAACAGGCATCGGCGTTGATTACACACCAAACGGTGTGTTTAGCACACTGCCAGATAACTCGCCCACAGGTTATGTGCTTACTCTCTCGTTCTCTGAAATTGCTCAACTCACCCGTCAGGATGTGGAGGTTGGCTACTAATGTACTTCAAAGAATTTCCAGTAGTTCCATATCCTTTCTATATTGGGGATACCAGATCGTATGCGGTTGCACGAAATGTGCTGCGGCGTGTTGCGTTCTCGGATCGTATCAACAGCCAATCCGCATTTATTGAGTACGATATCAAGGACGGAGAACGCCCTGAACATATAGCCAATCGCCTGTATGGAAACGCAAATCACCATTGGATTGTTTTGCTGGCAAACAATATTATTGATCCGTATCACGGGTGGTACAAATCGCAGATGGCAATGGAGCAGTACATTCAGAAGAAGTATTCGGGTACTGCTGTTTATTTTAGTGGTAGAGGCGCAACATACGATTTTGTGTACAACACCGCGTTTGCAAGTGGTTGCACTTTGAGTCAAAACAGCAACAGCCAAGCCATTACAGGCTATCGTGAAACTTTCTGTGAGTTTACTGTGGGTTCTCCTGTTTTCACGGTTGGAAACGCAGAGGTTCAATTGCCTAGCGGTTCCACCACAGGAATCTATATTCAGAAGGTTTTGCCGTCGTATCAGGGGCTTCACCATTTCGCTGTGGCAAGACCAACCACCGGAGACGGATCAAACGGTTCACAAGAGAATCCGTTTGTTGATCCTCTAAACAAACAATCGGCTGACTACGAGGATTTGGGAACCGTTGTGGGAACACAGATTCCACCATCAGGGATTAGTGGTGGAGCGACAGGCGCAACTGTTGCGTTTTGGGAAACCTATATTGGTGGTTATATGGGGGTTTCAGGAGACGAAATCAACACATACGCAGTTAGCAACTATGTGTACGAAAACGATGAAAACGAAAGTAAACGAACCATCAAGGTGCTTGCCCCTGCGTACATGGAACAGGCAATCAAAGAACTAAAGAATGCTCTAGGAGTCTAATCAGTGCCTAATACTCATGGTAGTGATATTACAAAGGCTGGAGACTACAAGATCACCAAAATGGTTTTGCGGTCTGGTATCAAAGACGAGTTCTTGGATATCCGCGCCCTGTACACTTCGTTTGAAATTTACGAAGACATGTTTTCTCCGTACATGACAGCAAAGGTGTACATGATTGACTCGCTCAATATTCCTGAAGTTCTTCCTATTCGTGGGCAAGAAACGCTAGAATTAGAGTTTTCATCAGATGTGCCCGGTGTTGATCCTGTAAAGAAGATTTTCAAGGTGTACAAGATTGATCGCCAAACCATTGACGAAAACGGTCGTGGGCAGGAGTATGTGCTGCACCTTATGAGTGAAGGCGGATACTTCAACTACACCGAGCGGTGTGGGTATTCTGTCAAGGGTAAAGTTTCAAACATGGTTGCTGAAGTGTTCAAAAAGCACTTTCCCGAGTACCTTTGGAAGTCTTCGCTGGTTGTGCAGCCCACTAGTGACAATTTTTCGTATGTCCTGCCTGCACAGTACACGCCATTTAAAGCCCTGTCATTTTTGGCTAGACGAGCGGTTAGCGGAGTTGATACCGATTACTCTCCGTACTTCTTCTACGAAACTATGGACGGATACCGCTTTCAGAGTCTATCCAAGATAATAGAAGACGGTCAGCAGTTGAAAGACATTTACTATTTCGTGAAGAGTAATGTGAACAGGAATCCTGAAACCAACGAAGGCAGCGGCATAAAGGTCAAGGGCGTTTCTAAATTTCCTGCCCTATACAACCGCATACAGTCGCTTCAAGAAGAGTCGCGGTTTGACATGGTTGAAAACATTGGTTCAGGAATTATTGCGTCCAAGATGACTGTTCACGACATGGTTCGCAAAGAAAAGCGGGACTACACTTTCAAAGAGCGTGATGTGTTTGACGGTATGAAGAAGATGGGTAAGAATCCCCACTACATTTCATCACAAGACCAAGAGTCCAATGAACTGTTCCAAAAGAGCACCTCTGCATATTTTTACTTGCCGTACACCCCGCTGACGGTGTACTCCAAAAAGAACAATATAGTAGACAATGTTCGGTTTGAAGAGTATTTCTTGAAGCGCAAGTATATGGTAAACACCATGATGACCCAAAAACTCACCGTTCAGATTTACGGAGACAGCACCAAGCGTGTGGGTCAACTCATGGAAATTTTTGTTCCCAAGATTGCTGCTGACGGGCATTTGCAAGACGAAAAGGACGACAAAAATTTGAGTGGCGAGTACATGATTACTTCTATCTGTCACAAGATAGGCAAAAAATACAGTTGCACACTAGAACTGTCCCGAAACGGTATGGGAGTTTGAAATGAAAGAATTTGCAGGACGAGAAGGCTTTTATTGGTGGCACGGAGTGGTGGAAGATGTTGCCGATCCCATGATGCTTGGGCGTTGTCGCGTTCGTGTGTTTGGATACCACACCGATGATTTGCTGCAACTTCCAACAAGCGATCTGCCGTGGGCGTATCCCATGCAGCCAATCACCAGTGCTGCCCTTTCAGGAATTGGAACCTCTCCCACAGGGCTGTTGGTTGGTTCCCATGTGTTTGGTTTTTTCAGAGACGATGAAGACGGGCAAGATCCGGTCATTATTGGCTCGTTTGGTGGCATACCTAAACAGAACCCTGTAAAGCCACAAGGGTTTTACGACCAATCTAACCGCTACCCTGCCACTCCTGAAGGAGTAGACGCAAGACTGTATCCTGTTGGTGTTTCGGTTGTGGAAGAACCAGACACTAACCGCTTGGCAAGAAACGAAGACACCGCACAAATGGAGTCTACAGTTTACGCCAAAAAGGTGGTTGAACTCAAAAAAGGCATTCCCACCGTGCCTGACATGAAGAGCAAGAGCAATTGGAACGAACCACAGACCCCGTATGCTGCGGTGTATCCCAAAAATCATGTGCGGTACACAGAGAGTGGTCATATTCAAGAGTTTGATGATACACCGGGCGCAGAGCGTATCCACCAATACCACAAGTCAGGATCGTTTGTGGAGGTTGGAAACGGATGGAGAGTGAGTGGAGATCCTAACGGCACAAAGGTTGAGAAAATTGTTGGTAACGGGTACGAGATTTGTCTTGGTGACAAAAAGGTGTATGTGGCTGGAAGCGGTGGATTGGACTTAGTTGTGGATGGAGGTGTAAATCTTACCGTTGGAGCCGCATCAAACATTCAAATAAACGGAGATGTAAACATTCTTGCCAAGAACAATGTGAATCTGCAATGCGAGGGTGACTTCAAGGCATCGGCTAAACAAATGGAGTTCTTTTCTGCGGGTAATATGGGTTTCTCTGGAAGATCGGTGTCGTTCATCAGCGATGCTGGTGTCATGGTGGTGACACAAGGCGGAAGGATTGAAATGAATTCAGGTAGCCCAACGGTTCGTCCGTCCAAGGTAAATGTTCAATAAGGAGGGGTCATGCCAAGAGTATGCCGAGCAGGAATAGATAAAGCCGGAGGTTTAATTTTGGGAGGAAGTTCCACAGTTTTTATTGACGGTTTTCCTGTAGCCCTTCAAGGCAACAGAATATCCGCTCACGGTGATAGCCCACACAATAACGCTATTATCATAAACGGCAGTTCAAATTTTATTATTGACGGTATTCCTGTTTGTGTGGAAGGAATCAGTAAAGGCACTTGTGGGCACATTGCGTCGTCCACTTCTTCAGTAATTGTACCATAAGAGGTAAGCATGGCAGATGTAGGCCCAACACCAGAATGCCCGTGTGGCGCAAGAGTCTCTGACGATCAGAGAAATGCTGTAATTTGGGGGCGCAGTAACCCTGTTTTCCAAAACCCTGTTGCATCACAGATTAGCAATGCACAGGGAGGGTTTGCTGATGGTTACACAAAAGTAGGTAATATAATAACTATTTTATCTGGCGTATCCGGTGCTGACACTTCTCAAATGAGTAAGTTGTATAGTACTATCGGAAATATGCAGGGCGTGCTTACTAATTATTCAAACACATCAAACCGATTGTCTGGTTTGCCATTCGATGCTGGAACTGGCCCAGATTTGCTGTCTTTGGTGTCTGCTGTGGGTGCTGCTGTCAACTTTCAGTGTGCTTTGGGTATTGATGGACTGGATGTTGGTGTGGGTATAGGTCTAATGACTGAAAACGGAAAACTCAAACTGAATGTGGCTATTAACGCACAAGCAGACCTCAATAAAATATTAGACAAGATTCTTGCAGGTGGTGGCGCTGGTGCTGATGTTTTAAATGGAGTGCAGAGTGCTGTAGCAGAAATAGCAAAAATCACCAATGCAATTAATGCTATTGCAGGCGAGATAAACGATTCCATAAACGCTGTGAACGGCTTATTCAACGATGCTCTTAACTTTATTTCACAGTTCACCAACATCAACTTTGCAATCAATTTTTCAAACGATCCGTGCACCAAATTTGGTGTGGGTTTTCAACAAGGCATTTTGAATCCCGAATTCATTGAGCAAGCGCGAGCAGCAAACCCACTCAATCAAGCAGCCAATCCGGGATTCGGCTCACTTAATCAATCACCCAATCCAGTATTCGGGAGTACAACGCGATGAGCGAACCAACAGAAATGGCATCGTCTTTGAGTGGTATACGAGACATTGTGTTTTCTATTGGTGAATTGGTGGGTGTTTTGGGTGTTGGTGTTGGGCTTGGTGTGGTTTCCATGTTGAAGAAAAAGAATATTTCACTTAAATGGCGAGCCAAAAAGGAAACAACCCAACTCCAAATACACAGCAAGGTTCACGAACTACTCACAGAGATGCGAGTACTCATGCGCTGCTCGCGTGCAATAATATTTCAATTCCACAACGGTGGCAAGTTTGCAGACGGTAGTTCCATTAAACGGTTCTCTGTGACACACGAATCCTGCGCGGGTGGCATTCCCAGTATGTTGCTAGAGTCGCAGGATGTGCTGCTGACACGATACATGGAATTGGTTGATATTTTGGACAAGCGAACCAATGAAATCATACGGGTATCAAGTTTGCCGGATTGCTCGCTTCGTTCAATATTAGAGATAAATAATGTAGTATATTTTTCTGTGAGTTCGTTGAAATGCCAAGATTCGCTGACTCCTATGGGTTTTGTGTGTTGCCATTGGTGTGATATGGATGATATGGACAAACTCCACGAGGAAGGAATAGCCGATAGCAATCTACAGGATGTGATAGACAGCACCACACGAAGCATAAACAACCACCTGTTCCACGCACAAAAGTAACCAATGCCCAACTACCTAACATCCAATACGGGAAAAAGTGTACAAGACCCCGTGTACACAGATATTGATCCTACAATGGGAGCGCATCCCAAAACAGACGATTTGTTGACCCTTTCAGACACCAAAGCGGTTAGGCAGTCCATACTGAATCTGCTGTCAACCGCATACGGTGAGCGTCTGTTTCAGCCAAATATTGGAGCGTCTCTGCGTGCTCTGCTGTTTGAACCCATAGACTCCATAACTACATTTGAGATGCGAGACAGAATTCTAAACACACTGCGTACACACGAACCACGAATCGGAACCTTGTTTGTGGACATCAAATCCTTTCCCGATCAGAATTCATACGAAGTTAGTGTTGAGTTTTCGTTGCGTGCCACTGGCGAAAAGGACACAGTTAACACGGTACTAGAAAGGATACGCTGATGGCACAGAATAAC